GTCATCATTATATATTCCTTCAGGGTCGCTTACGTTCCATATGAAAGTTGGCTCTTCAGAATCTGTACTTATAATGCCGCTATTAGCTGGGTTTGCATTTCCTATAAGACCTTCCGTTCTTAGAGAGGTAATTTTCTTGGTCCCGACCGGATTAACTACATAATTATCAATTTCCTCTAAATCAGGGACATCAAACTTATTAAATAATCCGTGCCCAACAGTTCCCGCATCAGTTATAGGGTAAATAACAATGTAATGAGCCACTTTTTCACTGATTAAAGCTTCTAATTTTATACGGGATAAGTCGTCAGAAAAGTATTTTTTATCATCATCCGATATTACAGCTACTTCATTAGCTGCAATTTTGTAATAATCTTCAGCATCAACGATGTAAGTAACGCTATCCGCTGGATTAGAAATTGGATTCGCAGTGTTCCAGTTTTTTGTTATGAGGGGATCGCCTGAAGTTATAATACTTATAGAATAATTTAAAGAAAGTTGATTGTCTTTAATACTCTGTGCTGGAGTAGTTACGGTTTTAGTCGATGCATCCCCTAGATAAAGAGTAGATTTAAATCTTGCTGTAGAAAAATCTATCAACATGCTCAAAACATTTCTATTTTCGGAAGAAGACGTTCCGTCATACTGAAAAGGATGATCCGCGGTTACGGTTAGAAGATTTTTATTGGTGTATTCTCCTTGGTCGCCACCGGCAGAAGGCACATAATCTTGTTCAGGGTAAGCTTCAGTCCAGCCATCTATGTCTAGATTATTAAAACCTACTATATCTCGGACAGGGAAAAACCCCGAAGCACTGTCTACGTCTGACAGTGAAGTGTTTACGCTGTCTACTTTGTCATATTTGCCCGTCGAGTACAAAAGCGCAGCAATAGAATTAGATCCGTTTGCTTCTTCTTTAGCGTTGACAACTTTATAATTTAAATAATTTCCATCTATATAATCGGGATCATCTTTATCAGCCGGCTCAACGCTCCATATTAAATTTTCTCCCGAAAAACAACCTCCAGAATAAGCGACAGAAATAGAGTCCTCCCCAGCTACATAAGGACTTACATTATTATTAGTATAGCCCGTAATGACATAATTTTTAAAATCAAGTTGGTTTCCGGTTTGGTTACTATAATTGCTGTCCAATACTCCTACAGTTCCGTCAGTTTTAATGCCCAACCCGCTATTAAAAAAGATTTGAGTACAGACAGGGGCTCCGGTGATGATGGTGTCAGATCTGTACGCTCCATCGGTACCGGAAAGTGAGTTGGTATCAGAACCATTAAAGTAAAGTTTTTGTATATGGCTTCTTCTCACGCCGTCTTGTTCTTGACTTGAGTTAGAACTGCTAGATGCGTAATCATAAGTGGGAGTTAAAAGTGAAAGCTCGTATATTTTATCTGCTGAAAAATTTAAAGATTGATCTAAGACTATACTGTTAACGTTATTGCTTCCCTCAAAGTCATAAGCTAAAGCTCTACTTTTGTTGATAGTTAAAGGGCGAACTATATTAGTTCTTCCGCTGTATTTTAAAGGGCTAATGTTATTATCGTAAATCTGTATGACGTCTCCCGGGCGCAAATAACTGGCCTCTAACCCAGCTGTAAATGAAACTGTCTCTGTCTCTTCAGCTTCACTAGCTAATATCCACTTGGCGAATCGCCTTGCTTGCCCTCTACTTGTGCAACCTAAAGCTGTTGTTTGTATTTCTCTTATGCCGTATCTTCTAACAGCTTCCTCATTTTCTACGTATTCAATAGCTGGTTGAAAAGAATTTTTCTTATCGTTATAACGAACTATAGCTACAGTATGTCTGGCTTTTTTTGACGAACTAGAATAAGTGAAATTGCCATCAACGACATTAGAGTTGTTGAATTGATAAACTGGTAATTTATATTTATCTTGAGCGGAAAAAATACTACCATTAGCATAATAAGCTAAACCCCTAAATACTGAAGCTAAATCATTGACGACTTTAAAAGCTTCTTCCCGGGATGTAATAATATAGTTAATAGTGAACCTAGGTTCAAATCCACCATAAGTGTCATCAACTAACTCGTCGCAATATTGAGCTATTTCATATAAAGCCCACTTATCAATATTTGAAGAATTTATATATTCACCGAGGCCATAACGCGGGTTAGTTAGCAAGTCATAAAAACACCAAGCTGGATTATCAGTCCATTGTTCTACGTACTCTCCATTCTCATTTTTTTTGAATTCCCCATCCCATACAGAGTCTTTAGGGTCGACAGTGGAGCGCACCCATGTGGTTATTTTGTAATTAGAAGCGCCCGCATTTTCTTCTGTAAGAGTACAGTTTTCTTTAAGAGCTCCAGCCCCGTCACTTTTGCCATAGCTTTTTAAAATAGGATTATAGTTATTAGGCACTTTAACTTTCATGAGTTTAGTGTCATAGGCTCGATGAGGCATTCTTTGAAAATTCCGAGCATCAAAGAGGCTATAAACCATAGAAGAATAAGGATAGATCAGTTTAGTTCCGTATACCTCTACAAGAGAGTCTACAAAAGTCTGATTTCTTAAAAATGAAGTCAAGGATTCCGGAGTTGTCCTAACTATTCTTATCCTCCAACCCTCAAATCCCTCTTTATCCATAAACCCTGCTTGTGACACATCAATAGGCGTGGTTCGAATATAAGGTTCGTCTATTTTACCAGTTATTGTTTCTTTTTTAGCGAGAGTCCATTTATAAGAAGAAAGTGTGCTTTTGTTAAGGTTAGTCTGAGTTTCATTAGAGAACTTAGTGTCAAACATAGGTTGATAATAAATACTGTACTCCACAGTTCTTGCTTTTGTATCTCCGTATCCAGTGGAGGCTTTTGCGCAAGCCCGGAGGTATTTTGATTTTTTATAGGTCTTCGGCCCCGCCATAATATTTTCAAGAAGGGCTGCAACTTTTATATTAACTTGAATAGAGGAGCACTCCTTGTTCAGGATAGTGTACGTTTTAGCATATTTATCTATATCGCCTTTTAATACGGCGTGTTTTGTAGAGGTTGGGCTAGCGTCTCCTCCTTTTACTTCTGGTCCGTAAAGTCTCTCTCCCACCGCTCTAGTTATTGAAAGGTCGAGTTGTTCATTGGAATCAAGATCTCCGTATCCGGGTAAATCGGCTCCAAGTTTAGGGACGTCCCCTAGAGGATTTCCTTTAACATAATTAATGTTAATAGAAGGAAAATTATAATATCCATCTTTATCAACTAAAGGAACTTCGTTCCAATAGACGGACCTTAAAAACCCTAATTCCTCACTCATGACCGTGTCTGATGCGTTGGTTCCTGTGGCCGTATATACATCAAAATTAACCTGTTTCCATCCTGTTGCATTAGATGGATCATATTTATAAGTATATTTACCGCTGGCTAGCCCCTCTATAGTTCCTTCTGAAATAAGGTCTACTACCTCTGAATAAGAACGAGATACAACATACTGAGGGCCTTTGTTAGCTACATCTTCTGAGCCAACATATTTTCTTACCGCTGCTATATCTACTATTTGCGGTCTTCCTTTTTTTTCTCCCATTTTTCCTTAATCCTTTATTTATTATGTTTTTTCTTACCCATTTTATTTAATCCTTAGCCATTCCAGCTAGATGTGTCTATTTGATTAGGTATATTATATTTTAACCCGTACTTAGTTTCTCCCCATTTAGAGCTTGGTTTTTTAATTTCGGCGTCAATATCTACAACATCAGCAGAGCTTTGGATAACGTGACTTCCGACTAAAAGCCTTCCATACCCTACAAACACAGGGCCGCCTTCTCTAACTGTGTTTTCAGGACCATTAAAAAGATAAGACTTAGCTCCCCCTCCTTCAATTTCTCTAAAGTCTCCAAACTTAGGCATTTCTGTTAAAAGGTTTGTCACCCCGGCTGCAATTAATCCTATACCTCCAAGTATCAAGGCGCTTTGAGCCATAGCGCCTCCACCTAAAGCGCCTAGCAAACCTCCGGCCCCGAATGCTCCTAACCCGCTAGCCACTAAAAAAACTCCTGCTATAATAGTAATCCAGTCTCCTGCGCCTTCAATAACCGGTACTATATCTATAGTTTTAATACCTTGTTTTTTCATAACCAGTTCTGAAGACATTAGCCCTTCCTCACTATTTATATCTTTACCTTCTTCAATTGCAAAATCTTGGTCATTTATTAAAACTCTGTATTTAATATTTTGTTTGTCGTTTTCCAATAACTGCCGGAAAAAATTTTTTGTGTTACACTCGATTCCTCTTACGGCATCTCCAACGCTATCTACAGACAAATTCCATTCTGAGCGTCCTAACTGCTCAGCCAAAACTCCATGAATTGTAATTTTAGTTAAATTTTTCATATCGAAATATAGAATGAATTCTTTTTTTGTAAGTTCTATTTAAAGGCTCAATACACGGATATTTTCCTCTTGGATGATGCGTGAAGGTGTTATCTCCTAAGTAAACCCCCACATGGATAGGGCCTTTCCCTTCCACTAATTCAAAAGATAAAATGTCATGTTTTTTTAGTTCGTTTGTATTCACTTGATGGAAAAGATGTTTGTTTTTACTTGTATTTAACTTAAAAATTTTCTCTATTAAATTCGGATTTTGGGTATGCCAATCCGGGTTAGTCCTGCTATTTTGCTCGTCTAACAAATTTATATCTAATTTTTGGTAATATTCTTTCACTAAAGAATAGCAATCTGCGGTCTGCGTTTTAAAAGGTTTGTTATAAATAAAAGTTTTATTCTTTTTATAATCAAAGAAAGAAAAAGAATCAGAAGGTATGTTATAAAGAACATAATCGAGTTGATGGGATTGGCTGTTTAAAATATCATAATTAGAAAATGTTTTATTTTCATTGGGGTGAGAATGATAAATAGCTTTTATTTTACCCTTGCGTGAGGCGTGTAAATAATCAACCGGGCTTAAAGAGAAAGTTTTTTTAGGAGTGTCCGAAACATTTCTACATTCAAATACAAGAGATTGAGGTTGTTGAGAGACTACAACTCCGCAACATTCTCTAGGATTTTCTGCTAGAGCGTGGTGTTTTATTTTTTGTTTTATATTTTCTTCAATCATTAACTTAACCTAGACATTTTTTTAGCGGCGGGGAATCCTCCATAAGGTAGCTTGCCTTTTCGTAGGGGCTGATCTTCTCCTTCAATAAATGTTTGTGCCCCTTTACTTTTTGGTAATCCAGATCCCCATCTCATTCTACATCCCGTTAAAGATTTAGAGCATTCATCCGCAACCCAGTAAGTAGAGTTAGGGGGAGAGATAGCAGAATCAGGGCCGGTTTGGCCGTTGGCTAGCCGACACACAAAATAATATTTAATATCATCTTTTATAATATAAACAAAGTCTCCTTTATTATAGCCGTCGCTAGGGAAGGCAGGTTCACCATTCACCTTCCCAAATTCTCCTTTATCTGCCTTTAAGGCCGTTCCAATAACCTTATCGATCTCTTCATCGGAATCCGTAGCGATAGGCGCAGCTCTCTTCAGCATCCCGCATGCTGTACCAGCGGCAACAAAAGTTTTTTTGGCCGGGATCAAGTCCGGTCCTAAACCTTCAGCTTTTAAAGTTTTTACTTGTGCCTTTTGTAAGAGAGGGGGGACATTAGTCGGGTAGTTCAG